TCATATCTCAACAACGGATATAGACCGATTTAAATTGGACAATAGCCGTTAAGTTTATTTAAGATGCGTCTGCCCTGAATCTCAAAGCGCACTTTGCAGGCCTACCGCGACAAGGGTATCCTGCCGTTCAGCCGTATCAGAAACAAACTTTTCTACCGTCCGGAGGACGTTGAGAGACTATTACAGTCGTCGTATCACCCAAACACATCACAACTATGAGCCATTATTTTATCGACAGGCAGGATCCGCGTGTGGCGGACCTGTTGCGCCGCCTCGGAAACATCGGGCAGGCGCTCGGACAAGTTGAATCGGTCGCACGCCCCATATTCAAGGGTGACAGATTCCTCACTAACGAGGAGCTGTCGCGCCTGCTGAAAGTAAGCCGGCGTACCTTGCAGGAATACCGAACCGCGCGTCTTATCCCTTACTACATTGTACAGGGGAAGGTCCTGTACCGGGAATCCGAGATACAGAGCCTTCTTGAAAAGGCGCACCGAAAATGCGTGGAGGAACAAAAGTGGTTGTAAGAGCCGATGAGTTCCGCAATATGCGCCACTATCAGACATAGGCGGGAACGGTCTGCAATCACAGACCGTTTCCCGTCTTGTTCCTGAAATTATATTTCCTTCTCTTTTCCATTGCTTTATCCATGCTTTCGTCAATCAAGGTTATTTCAGAACCGGATGCCTGCATACGCAGACGCTTCATGTCCTCATCCACCTTGCGGTCAGTCACCTGGGCATATATCTGGGTCGTGGTAATGCTCTTGTGTCCCATCATGCGGCTGACTGTCTCAATGGGAACGCCCATCGACAGAGTGATATGTGTTCCGAAATTATGCCTCGCCTTGTGGAAGGTAAGGCAGAAACCGTACTCCTTGCCGAGCTGCCGGGTAAGTTTTATCAAATAGGTTCTGCTATAAAGATTGAAAATCTTACCGTCCTGCCGCTCGTCCCTGTATTTCTCCATTATTCGCATTGGGATGTCAAGCAGGCGTATCGCCGAGCGACTGCCGGTCTTCTGCCTGTTGACATGTATCCACCAAGTTCCGTCGGGAGCCTGCGATATGTCATCCTCCGATAACTGTTTGAGATCAGCGTATGCAAGACCGGTAAATGTCGAGAAGATGAACCAGTCGCGCACCCTTTGGAGATTGGGGGCATCAATCTGTTTTTCCATAAGCAGTTTCAGATCGTCAAGCCTCATGTGGCGGCTCTTGCGCCGTGGCAACGGAGGATGGAGCCTCGCATATGGGTCACGGCGGAGCGTTCCCTGACTTACGGCACGCATCGTCATTTTCTTCAGACGGTAAAGGTGCTCGTGGACAGATTTAGGCTTTAGCCCACGGTCTGCGCCGAGAAACACCTCGAAGTCGTCATAGAAAGCTCTGTCAAGAGCGCGGAGCGGAACATCCTCCATATCCCGTTTCCCGGTTACAAATGCAGACAGATGACGGTATGAATTGAGATAACTTTCGTATGACTCTTTCGTGCGGTCAACGCCCACACGCTTATGAAACTCTTCGTTATGCTCACGGAAAAGGGCCAGAAGGGTTGACGGCTTGCGACCGATGCCCTTCATGGCGTTCTTCACAAGTTCGGCGGTGACGAAGCCAAGACTGTGCCTTATATCCTCGTAATGCTCGTTTATCTCAGCTGTCAGCGAGTCTATGGCGCGGTTCACAGTCACGGCATTGGCACTGCGCCCGTCAGCTCGCCCTTTTTCGGGATTCCATATTTCTGGATTCACAGACACTTTCGTTCCTATCTGCTCCCATTCGGCGTCTATGCTGACCTTGCACAGAAGCTGGCATGTCCCGTCCTTGCGGACTTTTGTCCGGTTGATATAGAAGAGTATGGCGAATGTACTGCGCCGTTTAGGTGTATTGTTGTCCTTATCCTTTTTCATGACTATGTGAGTTTTAGTTTATTAAATGGCGACAGTGAAGCGTGATGCTATCCGGCTGTCAAGGTTCTGTGTGTCCGTGCCGATTTTGTCATCGGTCACTTTCGCGTAGATCTGCGTCGTGGTAATCCGGTTATGGCCCAGCATACGGCTGACGGTCTCAAGCGGCACGCCGTGCGCCAGCGTGATTTCGGTGGCGTAGGTATGACGCCCGCAGTGATAGACCAGCTTGCGCTCTATGCCGCATATCTTGGCAATCCTTTTCAGATATGCGTTCAGGGTGGAGTTGCTGTACATCGGCAGGAGTTTCCCTTCAGGTGCCATTCCCCGGTATTTCTCGATAATCCTTAACGGCAGCTCAAGCAACGGTATCTCATATTCCATCTTCGTCTTTTTGCGCGAGGACCTGATCCAGACCGTACCGTCCTCGGCAGTTTCAAGATTATCCTCTGTCAGAAGACATATATCGCCGTATGGAATACCTGTATAGCAGGAAAACAGGAAGAGATCGCGGACATGGTAAAGACGGCTGTCATGGAGCGGTGTCGTCATAATCCGTTGTAGTTCCTCCGAAGTGAGGAACTTCTGCTCGCGCTGCGGCTTTTCTGCCTCATATCCGGCAAAAGGGTCGGCAGTGATGATGCCGTCGGTGATAGCCTCCGACACGATCATCTTCAGCCGTGTGGTATGGAACCCCACGGTTGATGTGGCGAGCCGACGCTGTGTACGCAGGTAGATGTCATACTTGTCTATGAAGGAACGGTCGATAGCTGTAAACGGAATGTCCGACAGCCTGTATTCCATTTCCAAAAATGCCGCCAGGCATTTGTAGGTGTAATTGTAGGATTTCAGTGTGCCATGAACCCGGTTCACACCGACACGCTTTGCGAAGTTCTCTATGAACGTTCTGAAATATCCCATCAGCGTTTCCTGTCCGAAAGCCATGCCCTGTATCTGGCACTTCACATCATCGGCGGTCACGCCCATGCGGACAGCCGACAGTTCCTGATAGACGGAAAGTGCGCTTGCCCTGATTTCGTCAAGCTGGCGGTTGATTTCCCTTGACGCGGCGCTCTTGCCAGTGGCACGGCCGAGCATCCATGCCTTAGGTGATGCCGAGAGTTTCGCGCTGAAAGCTGCCTCCGAGTATCTGCCTACGTTTATACGCCCCATCACCGGACACAGACCGTCATCCGACATCTCGCTCTTTTTAAGGTAGAACGAAACCTTTAATCCGCTCTGTTTCATAACTCTATTCTTTGTTTGCAAAATTAACTGATATAGAGCAATTTGTAGGTATGCAAAACGTAGCGGAACCATGAATAGGAATCACAGATGCCATCCCGGAGCCTATATTTCTTCGCAATGCCAGAGAAAATCGCTAAATTTGCAGTAGCAAAGATGCCTGACAAGCGGGTTCTATGACATAAGACAGGGATAATCATCCATCGGCAAAACCGTCTTCAAGACCGGATTCCGGATAGGAAAAAGGCAACGGATAGGTAGCGATTCTATCTCCTAACCCTTCCAAAAACCGAATTTTCCGCCGAAAGCACCATTCGGACGAACAACGCCGATCTCTCCTAACTCTCAACACATTACTTTATTCCCCATTTATTGCCATAGTCTCGCGAATTCTTTGTATTTTTGCAAAAAATTTTACCCATGGGGAGCGAATCGCTTGATTCGCTTCGTGTGGGCTTGAGAAAAATTTCCATGACTTTCGGAATGTTGTCATGGGAATCTTAGAGTAAACCGATTTAAACAAACTCTTAAGAACATATGCTGCCAGCTGAAACGTCGGCTAATCTTGACAGTAAAATTAATAAAGTCATGTTCAATGAATATGGCTTAAGTAAGTGTTCGGATTATGCCTATACTTGGATTGCCAATATGAGTGTCGGAATTTCGATCTGGGATGATGGCGTGATGGGGTTCCATCATAACTGAATCACGGATTGAAAATCCAGCGCTCAGATTGGATAAGACATGTATAGGAATAATCTGAACACTTACTTATTGGTTTATGCAGATATATTAACCGTCAACAATCATTATTAACTAATCAAATTCATTATCCGTCAATGGAAAAAGCAATTAGAACCCCGCTCATGACGCTGGTCATGCTGATTTTGATTGTCTTCTCTCCGGCAAGCTCATATGCCGCCTCCGATTGGACAGTCTCTCCCGCTGACTTTCGATATGACATGAGCCTCTATTTTAAGTTGTCGTCCGACGCTGTCAATCCGCCTGTCAACCAAGCGGACTACGAAATCGCGGCTTTTGTCGACGACGTATGCCGTGGCGTGGCAGAGCGGCTGCCGGGAGTTGATGACTGTCTGTATATGCGCATACGGAGCAACTCCCCGTCAGGCGAACAAATCTTGTTCAAGGCCAGAAACAAGGCTGGAGAATTGATTGAATTAAGTCATGCATCAATCATTTTTGAGGATGGAAAGGCTGTTGGCCTACCGTCAGACCCATATATTATGGAAGTAGTGGAATATTATGATGTCGAGATAACCGCTTCCGAAGGGGGATCTGTAAATTTTGAAAGCGGCAAATATGCCGGAGGTACAGAGATTTACGTCAAAGCTGTCCCCGATGAGAAATATAGATTTGTCAAATGGAGTGACGGCCCGACAGAACCCGAAAGAACCATTATTGTCAAAGAAAACACTTCATTAAAAGCCTTCTTTGAAAAAAACGTATTCACTCTCACTTATAAAATAGGCTCTGATCTCTACAAGCAGTATGACGTTGAGGTCGGAACAACTATCACTCCGGAGGAAGCTCCCGAAAAAGAGGGCCACACCTTCTCAGGATGGACTGGACTTCCCGAAACCATGCCTGCACACGATGTAGAGGTGACAGGAAGTTACTCCGTTAATTCATATA